CACGGCGCAGATCTCGGCCTCCCAGGAGCGCATCGAGTTGATCGCCCGCACGTTCGCTGAGAACGGCATGAAGCAGCTGTTCGGCGGTCTCCTAAAGATGATTTGTCGCCACCAGGACAAGCCGCTGCTGGTTCGCCTGCGTGGAGAATACACACAGGTCGATCCGACGACCTGGGATCCGAATATGGACTGCTCGGTCTCCGTGGCCTTGGGCCGTGGAGATGACGCGCAGCAGATGGCGTTCCTGACGACGGTCGCTCAGAAGCAGGAACAAATTATCCAGATGATGGGTTTGGACAACCCCCTGGTTAAGCTGTCGCAGTATCAATCGACGCTGAGCCAGATTGTGCGGAAAGCGGGATACAAAAACCCCGACGCATTCTTCTCGCCGATCAGCCAAGAACAAGAGATGCAGCTCGCCCAGATGCAGGCTGCAGCAAAGGCGCAGCAAAAGGATCCCAACGTCCTGCTCGCCGAGGTTGAGATGGCGAAGGCGCAGGCTGAGACATACGCCAAGCTCCAGCAGCTCGCGATCGATCGCGCCCAGCTCCAGCTGGATGCGGATCTCAAACGCGACCAGATGGAAGCCGACATCATCCTGAAGGCTGCGGACATTGCCGCGAAGAGCGGCGTCCAGGTTGATTGGCCCTCGATCATTGAGATGACCAGGAAGCCGCGCCAAGACATCCAGAACCTGGCTCAGACGCTCATCGACAACGAGAAGCTCGCCTCCGCACAGGTTCTCTCGCAGATCGGCATGGGCCAGGCTCCGCAACAGCAGCAGCCAATGCCGCAGCCTAACGCTCCGGCGCCGATGATGCCGCAATGAGCGAACTGGACGCTGAGCAGCTCGCGCGCCAAGCGCAGAATATTCTGAACTCCGACGCATTCAAAATTGCGATGGAGAAGATGGACGCCTACACGATCGAGATGTGGGCAAACGGGAACTTTAAGACGCCGGCGGAACGAGAAGAGGCTTACGGCCTCGTTCGCGGCGCAAGGACGTTCCGAGCGCGCCTGATTGGCCTGCTTGAGGACGCGAAACTCAGCAAGGCACAAGCCGAGACGCGCGAAAAATTAGCGCGCTCTCAAGGCACGCCCGCTCGCTGAGCAACCCAGAGAAATAGATGTCTGATGGAACTCAGACGGCGCCGGCAAGCGAAAGCACCGGCACCGTAGAGGAAGCTGCGTCCAAAATCGAAGCGCTGCTGTCGGGTAAGAAGCCCGAGAAACGGTTAGCGGCTCCGGCAGAGGAAGCGGCACAGCCGGCCCCGGAAGCTGAACAGGCGGAAGAGGCTGAACCCGAGGATCTTGCGCCAGAGACGACGTCATCCGATGAGGACGACGAGGCGCCTGATGCTCAACCCGAAACCGATGATGAGGCTGAAAGCGACCAAGAGACAGACCCGCTCTACACCGTTAAAATTAACGGCAAGGAAGAGAAGGTCTCGCTCAAAGAAGCTCTGAACGGCTATCAGCGGCAGCAGGATTATACGCGAGCCAAGCAAGAGTTCGCCGCCGAGAAACGTCAATTTTCGACAGAACTGGACGCTGCTCGTCAGGAGCGTGAGGTCTACTCACAGCTGCTGCCGGCGCTCATCCAGCGGATGCAGTCGTCTATGCCGTCTGCACCCGATCAGTCGCTGATCGACATCGACCCCTCGGCGTATCTTCGTCAAAAAGAAGCATATGAGCAAGCAATGGGTGATCTCCAGGCCGCGACCTCTGAGAGGCAGCGTCTGGAGCAAGAGACCAAGGTCGAGCAGCAGCGTAGGCTCCAAGCCTTTGTGGCAGAGAACGCGGCGAAGCTCCCTGAGTTAATCCCAGAGTGGAAAGATCGCAAAGCCTATGAGCGCGATCGCCCCAAGGTTCGGGAATATCTCGTCAGTCGCGGTTTCTCCGATGAGGAGATCAACCAGGCTTACGACGCCCGCCTTGTTGCGATGGCTGCTGACGGCATGCGCTGGCGCGAGCTGCAGAAAAGCAAGTTCAAGCCAACGGCGCCGCCGGCTGAGAAGGCTCTGAGACCGACCCCGCCAAGCACATCTGCTCCGAAGGTAAATCGCGACGCGCAGGCTGCGCGCAATCGTCTCGCTAAATCTGGCCGCGTGGAAGACGCCGCTGCGGCCATTCGCGCACTCCTTTAATGGGCTAGAAAAATGGCTACCGTAACCCGTTACGATTACTCCTCGTCGATCCGTGAGGATCTCGAAGACATCATCTATAATATCTCGCCGACCAAGACGGCGTTTATGAACAATGTTGGTCGCACGACTGCGGACAACACCTACCACGAGTGGCAGACCGACATCCTCGCTGACGCCAACGGCTCGAATGCCGCAGTCGAAGGCGCGGACGCCACGGATACCGCCTTTGTGGCCCCGTCGCGTTGCGGCAACTACACCCAGATCTCGACGAAGACGCTCAACGTCTCCGGCACGTCTGGCGCGGTTGACGCGGCTGGCATGAAGACGATCGAGGCTTACCTCATCGCCAAGCACGGCAAAGAGCTGAAGCGCGACATGGAGACGATCCTCCTGTCGAACCAGGCTGCGGTCGCTGGCGACGCCTCGACGGCTCGCAAGCTGGCCGGCTTCCCGACGTGGATCAAGACGACTGCTCAGACGCCTGCCGGCAACGGCATCGTCGTCGGCACCGTCACTGGCCCGGCGTATTCGGGCGGCGCTTCGACCGTCTCCGGCACCCCGACGACGGCTTGGACGCTGACGAGCGGCTCGGCTGCTTTCACGGAAACCAACCTGAAAGACGCCATCCGCAACATGTACCAGAAGGGTGGCGAGCCTAAGATGATGATGGTTTCGCCGGTCAATAAGGCCCGCGTTTCCGGCTTCTCTGGTCTGTCGCAGACGCGCGTCAACACTGAAGTAAAGAACGGCAACGCCACGATCGTTGGCGCGGCTGACGTGTATCTGTCGGATTTCGGTTCGCTGGACATCGTCCCGTCGCTGTTCTGTAACGGCGCGTTCGCGTATTTCGTCGATCCTGACTACGCCAAGGTCGCCTATCTGCGTCCGTTCCAGCGCACGGAACTGGCCCGCACGGGTGATGCGAAGCGTTCGCAGCTGCTCGCCGAGTATACCCTGGTGGTCAATTCGCCCTACGCTCATGCCGTTGTCGCGAATATTACCAACAGCTAAGTTCGCGTAAAATCTTCAATCTGAGGGGTCGCCTAGTGCGGCCCCTTTTTTTATGGGCGGATGAATGTCTGAAAATTACCGCAAGATAGATGATCCGAATTTTGATTACGATCCCGCAAACGGCGTCAGGCAGCGCCTCGTCATTGAACAGGATGGCGGCATCCACCTCGAAAGCACTCAAGAGGTCGATCACATCCTGAAGGCGGCTCACGAAAGCCGCATGAACCATTCCAAGAACGAAAAGCTCGGCGACGACGTCAAAGTGGCCTCGATCCCGATGCTCATCCACGCCGATCTCGTCGCCAAAGGCATCTGGCAGGACAAAAAGCGCCTGTTCCAGTGGCTGATGAATGAAGGCCGACCGTTTCTCACCAGGGATATTTCGCTTTGAATATTGAGCAAATATTCGACAGAGCCATCCCAGAGCCAAACAGTGGTTGTTGGTTATGGGAAGGAAGCATCCTTCAAGGCAAAGGCTACGGCAGAGCATATGCCGGAAACCGCAAAATGGAAGGAGCGCACAGAGCATCTTATAGAGCCGCGTTTGGTACGTTACCGGACGGCCTATTTGTTTGTCACAAATGCGATGTGACGAGCTGTGTAAATCCAGATCATTTATTTCTTGGAACAGCATACGAAAACAAAATGGATGCTGTGAGAAAGCAACGAGCGCCAATGGGTACTAAACATGGTCGCGCTCGACTAACAATAGAGCAAGTAAAAGAAATCAGAACGCGCGATCAGAGCGATTGTGAATATTCGCGGCGCTTTGGTGTGGCGCGAAGCGCTGTAAGACAAGCGCGCGTCGGCGAGACATGGGGTGTGTTAAAATGACGACCTACGCCGACCCGACATTTACGGCTAATTTTCAGGGGTTATGCGCAAAAATAAGCGACACATTAAATCGAGCTGACATGACGTCGGTGATCCCTGATTTCGTGTCTCTCGCGACGACCAGGATCCAGAGGGATATGTCGCGGGTTAAGCACCCGATGATGATCAAGCGCGCCCAGGCGTCGGTCATCGACAACTATGTCCCGCTGCCGATCGATTTCATCTCGGCCTACCAGCTCGCTGAGCAGGACACGAATAATTTCATCGCATACATCACGCCTGATCAGTCGATGACGGTTCAGTCGCAGGGCTGGAACCCGTCGCAGTCGCCGGTGCCGATCCTGCCTCCGTATTATCTGCCGACCGGCAACGCGCTTTACTACACGATCATAGGCAACCGGATCCGCTTGGTGCCGGCGCCAGGGCAGGCGGCCCCTGATCTTCTCGACCTTTGGTATTACGCCAAGCTCGACCCGCTGAATAACACAACGACGACCAACTGGGTTCTTTCTCGTTATCCCGATCTCTACCTCTACGGCGCGCTTGTTCACACGGCTCCTTACCTCAAGGACGATCAGCGCATCGCTGTCTGGGACGGCATGTATCAGACAATTCTGCGCGACATTGAGGTCGAGGCCGATCGCGCAAATCGCCCGCAATCAAAACTGGTCGCGGCTCGCCGCAGCTTCTGAGGAAAATATTATGCCTGCAACTCAGCTTTCTTCCCTGACGCCTGACACCGCTGCTGCGGTCACGACGTCGGATACCGGCCCGAATGTGTTCACGCGTCTTTATGTCGGCGGCGCCGGCGATGTCGCACTCGTTACCGAGGCTGGCAACACGGTGACGTTCAAAGCCGTCCCGGTCGGCACTCAGCTTGATGTTCGCACCAAACAGGTTCTCGCGACCGGAACGACGGCGACCTACATCGTCGGCTTGCTCTAAGGATTATAGAAATGGCTGTTACCTATTCCGCCACGCTTAAAACTAATCGTATGCAGCTGGTCGCCGATTTGATTGGCGGCAAGGTTGCAGCAGCTTCTACTGGTACGGCCTCTGCAGGCTCAATCGTTGTCGGCACGTCGGCGCTTTCCGGCGCTACCGGCGTCCTTGTGACGTTCACGCTGAGCGCGACGCCTGGCACGGTTTCCGGCTCGGTGTTCACCATCTCCGGCACTCCGATTACCGCGACCGCCACCGGCACCGGCACGGCTGCAAAGGCTGAAATCCGCGACAACGCGGGCAACGTGATTGTCTCAGGCCTGACGGTCGGCACCTCAGCGACTGACATCATCATCAACGCCACGTCAGTATCTACCGGCCAGACGGTTACGCTTTCGAGCGGCACGATTACGCACGGCTAATAGAACGGGTTATCCATCATGGCGAAACTGTATAACCGTGCAAAGATGTCCACGGCCACGACCGGCACGGGAACCATCACGCTCGGCTCGGCTGTCACCGGCTATCAGTCTTTCTCGGCTGCTGGTGTTCAGAACGGTGACACCGTCAGTTATGTCATTGAGGATGGCACGGCCTGGGAATACGGCACCGGCTCCTACACGTCGTCCGGCACGACGCTGAGCCGCACCCTCGGGCAGTCGTCCACGGGTTCGCTGATTAGCCTGTCTGGTTCTGCGGTTGTCTATATCTCGGCGCTTGCTGCTGATGTCTGGACGGCGAATTACACGACATCCGGCAGCGGCACGGTTCTGGCGCTGACGAACTCCCCGGTTCTGACGACGCCAAATCTTGGCACCCCGTCTGCGGCTACGCTGACGAATGCTACTGGCCTGCCGCTCAGCACCGGGGTCACCGGCACGTTGCCTGTTGCGAATGGCGGCACGGGCGTTACGACCTCAACGGGTTCGGGGAACAATGTTCTCTCAACCAGCCCGACGCTGACGACGCCTAACCTCGGAACGCCATCTGCTGCGACCCTGACCAATGCGACTGGTCTGCCGCTTTCAACGGGCGTCACCGGCACTCTCCCTGTAGCCAATGGCGGCACAGGCGCAACGACGCTCACCGGCCTTGTCAAAGGCAACGGCACGAGCGCGATGACCGCCGCAACGGCTGGCACGGATTATCTCGCCCCGCCTTCTGGCACGTCGATCCTGAAAGCCAACGCTGGCGGCGCGCTGGCGAACGCTGCGGCTGGCACCGATTATGTTGCTCCGGGCGGCGCGCTTGGCACCCCGTCTAGCGGCACCCTGACGAACTGCACCGGCCTTCCTGTCTCTACCGGCGTTTCCGGCCTCGGAACGGGCGTGGCGACGGCTCTTGCGGTTGCTGTTGGCTCTGCGGGCGCTCCTGTGGTCAACGGCGGCGCGCTTGGCACTCCTTCCTCTGGAACGCTGACCAATGCGACCGGCTTGCCTCTGACGACCGGCGTGACGGGAACTCTTCCGGTTGCGAATGGCGGCT